CAGGGTTGCCGGTGGGCTGGTCACCCTGGGAGGGCCAGCCCACCGGCGCTTACATAGGTCAGGCCGGGGTGACCAGACCAGTTCCGCGGATCGACTGCACCGCGCCCAGGTAGCGGTTCGGGATGAACGCGGCGTAGCCGTGGACCCTGAACAGCAGGCTGAGCTGGTCGGCGTAGGTGGCGTCGAACGATGCCGACTGGACCGCCGTCTCCCACAACCACAGCTCGTCGCGGCGCAGGACATAGATCTCGTCCTGGTTCGTCGTCGAGTTCGCGGTGATGGAGATGTTCGGGTCGACGTACACGTCCAGATCACCGAACGTGCCCGCGAACCCCTGCGGCGTGCCTTCACCTGTACCGGCCGGGTTGAACGCCGCACCGTTCGGGATCACGAACGGACGGGCGTTGCCGTCGACCGAACCGAGAATCCACGCCCACCGGCGCGGGTGCATGACGATCGCGTTCGCCGGCTGGAAGATCGACGTCCAGACCGCGGCTTCCGCCTTCGCCACCGCGTAGTAGAGCGACGCCGCGTTCGTGGTGGACGCGACCGCCGGCTGCGTGGTGGTGAACGCTGTGGCGTTGGTCGTGTTGACCAGGCCGTTGAGCTGACCTGCCGAGTTCGACCCGTACAGCACCTGCGTGTCGAGCTGCGCCGCATAGGCCTTGGCGAGGTCCTGAAGGACCACCCGGTCGAACGGGATACCCGACTGCTGGATGAGCTGCAACGACACGATCTGCTGGCCGGCGAGGGTCGTGATCCCCGACGACACGCTGGTGGTGGTCATCGCGGTGTCGGTGACAGCGGTGTTCTGGGTCTGCTGCACCCCGACTGCCGTACCGGTGGAGACCTTCGGCAGGTTCACCGTCGACACGCCTTCCGGCAGCGTCATGCCGTTGCACAGGTCCGCCGTCACGCGGCCCGGGCGGGCGAGCGCGACGAAGTCCTCGACGAGCCACAGCGGCGGTGCGAACTCGCCACCTGCCCCGGCGACGGTCGTCATGTCACCGGCGCGGGACTCCTGCGAGGCTGCGAGCCGGTCGCGTGCCTCGATGACCTCCGCCGTAGCAGCGGCAGCGCCGGTGCGGGCGGCGAACGCGAGATCCTTGAAGAACGACGGGCTGCGCGGGTCGTCCCGCCGGTAGACCGGGTTCGGCTCGTTCACGACGGTCAGTCCGAGACGCTTGCGCTCCTCGGCGGCCTCCGCTTTGCGGGTCTCGTTCTCGACCAGCTTGGTGATCTGGCCGTCGAAGTCCGCGAGTTCGGTGCGGATCTCCTCGAAGCGGGTGTCCTCGTCCTCGGTGAGGCTGCGGGACTCCTCGGTGGGCTTGACGAGCAGGTCGTCAAGTTCGGTCTGCTTCGCGTCGCGGGCTTCCCGCAGCGCGGTGATCAAACTGTTTTCGGGCACGGTCGTGCCTTCCTGTGTGGAATCGGTTAGGACTCCGCGTCAGGTGGCGTCGACGTAGCCGGGCCGGCCAGAGGGCCAGGTGGCGTTGGTCTATCCGGGCTGTGCGGTGGTGCTATGCCGCTGAGCGGCGTGCCGCTTCGGCCTGAGACAGGCGAAGGGCAAGATTCGAGGGTCGGCCGGCATCGGCCGAGTTCTGCTGGACAGGCGTGTAGGTCGTCTCGGCGGTGACCTGCTCCGCGTCACCGACAAGGCTCACGGCGCCGTCAGCCACCGTGTAGCCGATGCGCCACGTTCCAGCGCCGGGACCTGCGTCACCGTAGGACTGGAACACAACCCAGTCATCCCCGGCGTCACGGACCCACAGGTCGAACGGCTCGTCCCCGTCGTCGCCACCGAACTTCGCCTGGATGGCATCGGAGAGGGCGGACTGGGTGTCGTTCATCGAGTCACCGACCGTGCGCTGGTGACGGAGTGCCTCGATGTCGGGCACGTCGCTCAGGACAAGGCCGAGCCCGTCAAGAGCCTCGTGCAGATGGCGCAGGTTCGCCTTGTCGAAGGTCCGACCGCCGCGCACGTCGCGCAACATCGCGTCCGCGAGCACCCAGGAGGCTTCCTGCTGGCCACGGTCGGCGCGCAGTGACGCCATCGTGCCGGGGTTCGCCGGATAGGTGACGATCGAGACGTCGCCGCCCTGCATGTTGATCTCTTTCAGGGTTCGCATCGGACGGTCGCCGGTGTAGTCCCACTCATCGCCGCCGGACGGGACGCGGAAAGCGAACGACATCTGGTTCAGGTCGCCGCGCTTCATCTTCGGTGCGAGCCGCTGAACGTCCGGGTCGGACGGTTCGAGGTCGGACTGCGCCCGGTAGCCCCGGTCATTGGCAGCGTCAAGGGTGAGCGTCCCCGACGACGTCCGCCCTAGTGGCTGTCCCTCATGGTCGACGAGCAGCCGAACGTCCGGGCTCGAACGCATGGTGCGGTCGAACGCGCCCTTCGCCACCCGCTCGTCGAAGTAGCCGACCGGGTAAGCCTGGTTGTAGGTGGACGCCAGCCCGTCGAGGTGAAACCCGGTGTCAGTCTCCCGGATTTCGGCGACCTCGAGCACGTTGCGCCGTGTCTCGATAGGCGAGTCAGCCATTACACGGCCTCCAGCTTCGGTTTGACTTGAACGTCGGGGACGTCATCGGCGGTTGCGGGGGTCGGTGGATTCGGCAGCGACTTCGGGAGGCCGGTCGCGATGTTGATCGCAGCGGGCACCAGTTCAACTTCCTGCTTCTGCTCATCCGTAAACGGTGGCTCGCCACGCTTCGTGCGAACCTCGGACGGCGCGAGGTTCTTTGCCGCAGTGCGAATCGCTTCGATCTTCGCCTGCGATTCCGCGTCCGTGCGTAGCAACGCAGAGAAATCGAACCTGACGAACTGCGGTTGCGGCAGCAGAGCGAAGAACGCATCCTCGATCCGCTTCAACCACGGCCGCACCCCGGCGTCGAGCAGCAGCTGGTTGTTGCCCTCCACCGTCGAATACGTCAGCGACGATCCGGTCTTACCGCCCACACGTTCGGCGGGAACCCCGAACCTTTGCGCGATCCTCGCGATGTTCGTCTGCTGCGTCTCAAGGAACTGCGACTCGTCGGGTTTCACGCCGTTCGCGGACAGTTTCGCACCCAACCCGAGCACCGCAGGCTCCCGGTTCGCCGTCGCGGCCTTCAACCGCTCCTTCAGCGTGGTGGCCTGCTCCTGGTTGATGACCTGGTCGGATTCCAGCACCGACACGGGCAGCCCGCCGGCGTTGAAGAAGTCGATCGCGAACTTCCGCGCCGCCCGGTCTAGGCCGATGTCGTCGGCGGCGAACGCGATCGGGGACAGACCAACCTTCGACCCCGGAAGCGTCAGGCCCCGAACGTGCCACATGACCGCGGTGCGGTCCTGCCGATCAGGGCCGACCAGATATTTCACGTCGCCGGTCATATTGTTGATCTGTAGGTTGACGGTTTTCGGGTCGAGCAGCATCAACTGCCCTGGCACACCCGACGCGGACACACCGAGCTTGAGGGCGTAGGCGTTGCCGTAGATCAGCAGCGACACGATCAGCCGGTGCAGCCACTCCGACTGGGTGAGGTCCGGTTCGGGGGTGAGGACAAGCTGCGGGTCGGTGATCCTCGATGGGACCGTCCCGGTGCGCCGGTAGGTTTCCAGCGGCATCGTCGAGATCGTGTCCGCGATTAGCGTCACGCACGCCCACACCGTCGACAGGAACAGCGCCTGTTCCGGTGCGGCGGCGAGCCGCGGTCGTCCCGCAACGTCAACGCCTGGGATCGGTGGGATCACCGGCTCCGGTGTCCACTGCCGTTCTTCCCGCTGGCCGAGCAGACGCCCCATGCGAGCTCTCCTCAGGTCAGCGAGTCAACGATCAGCAGGGCTCCTGCTGCGATCAGTGCGTAAGTCCAGCGGAACTGCACCCACACCCCAGCCGAGATCAGACCGATCCCGACCAGGCCGGCGGCGTCTACCAGACGCTTGACAACAGATCCCCGGAAGCGTGCCGTTTCGTCCACCCCCACAACGCCAAGGTCACCGCATACAGCGGTGAGATGTCGGTTTCGCCTTTGCGGGTGAACATGAACGTCTCACCCGGCTTCTTCACCGCACCCCGCACCGCCTCGGACAGCGCGTCGTCGAGATGCGCGACCTTGCGTTCGATCACCGAGTCGAGGAAATGCCCGCACGCCTGCGCCAGCTCAGCCCCACCGACCGGAACCACTTCCAGGCCCGCGTCGATCAGGTCCGGGATCAACGCAGCAGCGGGGCTGGAGGAGGTGTTCGCCACCATCACCGGCGCCTGCCACTGGGTAGCGGCTTCCTTCACCGCCGCAGCCACCCACGCGGTACCGGGTTGGGCGGCGACGATCTCCACCTGACGGCGGCCGTCGTCACGCTGCCCGCAGATCCCGATGTGGGTCATCGTCCGGTCCAGGCTCATGTCCACCGACAGCACCACCTGGCCGGTGATCTGCCCCGCCCGATCAGCACACGCTTTCCAGATCGACATCGGGATCGTGGTGAGCGAGTCGTCGTCCCAGATCCCCAGGCCCTCACGGTTGAACGAGTCCGGGCCGAGCTTCTTCCGCATACGCAGGATCGCCTCACGCGGCGTATCGGACGGGTAGGACGGGTTCGCCTTCGCGACCTGATCCCAGTCCGCCTGCGTCAACTGCGCGGGCAGCGGGGTCGGTTTGAAGTCCGGGTCGGCGCCAAACTCCACCCAGCCCGTGTCGGTGTCCTCACCGGAAAGGGCTTCCTTACGCATCCGGGTGAACGCTTCGGACTTGTCCTCCGGCTTGGGTGGGGTGCCCATGAACAGCAGCAGCGCGCCGGTGTCCTGCCGGGACTGGTTCGCCGCCGGGATCATGTCGTCCAAAGCACCGTCACCGAGGATCTGGCCCTCGTCGAAGATCAGCACGTCAACCTCGTCGAAGCCCCGGCCGAACCCGCGCTCCCGGGCGCCGAACAGGATCCTCGAACCGTTACGGAAGCGGATCTCCTCCTCACCCGACCCGAGAACCATCT